AGTCCCTTTGTTTCCTCCATCCGGGTCAACCTCCTTCTGTTTGGTTGCGAGTTCAGCAGCCTTTTTCTCCTGTTCCTCAGCGTAATCCATGCTCATACGGTAGGCAAGTTGCGGGTCAGAGAACAAACCACAATGGGTAAAGGCCAGAACCGGGGCGATCTTCGGATTGGCAAGCATAGCAGTCAGCACATTTGCCTTTTCCGTGATATTCTCGTAATTTCTGCGGGTAAAGCGGATTTCCAGACCGCTGAGTTTCAGCGTCAGGTCACTCAGATCACGGCAGATACGCAGAACCAGCTTCAAGAAATCCTTCTCGGACTGCTTGAACATCAGCTCGGAATCCTTAGCTCTGGCTTCCGCCGCCGACCAACCGTCACGCATAATGACCGCAGAGCCGGTGTCGCTGGTGGAAGAACCACCGTTGCGGTTCGGCATACCGCAGATCGTCAGGACGGTGTTATACATACTGTCCACAAGGGTCTGCGTCTGCGTCTGGTTCATCTCCGAGGTCAGATACTCGATCTCCGCCTTGAACTGCGGGTCAATATCCTTGTACTTGATAGCGCCCTCTTCACGAAGCTGGTGAAAATCCTCAGTGTTAATATCAACATTGTGAAACAGCATGAGCGCCTGTACGAACTGCTCCACACCGTCAAGGCGGTTGCTCTCCACGGTATTGATAGCGTCCAGCAGAGGGAGGACGATCTCAAAGGCTCCCAGCCGAGCCTTATTCGCCGGGTACTCAATGATGGGAATACCCAAAATCTGAGGTTCGCTCCGAATGATCGCCCAAGTGTTCTCCACCTCGTAGTAGTGGTCACGGGTGTAGCAACTGAAAATCAGATTGCCGTTCTCGTCCTTCACATACTTTACGCCCATCATGGCAGGGTTGCCGAGGGCGGTGGAGTAGACCACAAAAGCGAAGCGGGGGTCAAGAGTGAAAATCTCAAAGGGAGCTTCGTCTTCCTCTACATCAGCTTCCCCATCAGGAAGCACCATACGATAGGAAGTACCGCCAATGTGCGACCAGTCCGCCAGTTCCTTGTCCTTGGCAGGCTTATCCTCACTGAGAACATAATCGTTCAAGCGGCTGACCTCAGCGGAAATGTTCTCGTCATCGCTGCGGCTCACATACTGGACAGGTTCGCCCATCAGATAGCCGACCTTGAAGGACACGATCTCATTGGCTCGGTTCTCAACGACCTTGTTACAGATTTCAGGCCGTACTTCCTTTTCTCGATAAAGCACGGGCTGATCTCCACGATAGTACCGATAGAGATAATCAATGTCGGCGCTGTTTTGCAGATGGACGAACAAAGCCTTTTGCAGAACATCAATGATGTTCCCGGCATTGATTTCGGCAACATCGGTATAGATCACACGGCGACCAAACAACGCTCTCGCACCCACTTACAGCACCTCCTTCCCTCTACCTATTATCTCTCTTATCATTGTACCAAACTCTCCAATGGTTGTCAATACTAACCTTTTATCATACCATTCGCCACAGTATTTGTCAAAACCAATCTTTCAGTAGGGACGCTTGAAGACCTCCACCTTACCCCCGGACAGCATACGAATTTCATTCTCCAACAGAGAGAGGGAGTCAGGAGCGTCATCGTGCGGAACCTTGCCGGAGCGGGTGTAGGTGGTCACTTCCTTCATGAAGTTCCAATACTGACTGCCCCGCTTGTAGGTGGAGGGGTGCTTGAAGTAGAAGTTCTTCTTGATGTTGTCGGAAGCGAACTCAATACGGGTCTGCTTGTTGGAGATCGTACGCTTCGTGCGGATACCAACGGAGTACCCACGCTCACGAATGATCTGGTCAACATCTCTGGCATAATACTGACCGGCGTTGTTGGACTCAAAAACAGCAGAAGCGACCCTGTTGTCGATCAGGCACTTGGCACATTCCGGCTTCGTCACCTCAGCGGGGGAGTCATCAAAGACCACATCAACGATATACACAGCATTGCCGTATATCATCGCCACCGGCATAGAGGTCGAGTCAGAGCCACTTTCCGCCGTATCGCCAACGGCGATGATGGTATCCGGGTCACGGTCTTTCGGCAGCTCAAAGAAGTAGTTCAGCTCGTCCTTGTTGAACAGCAGACCCTTCGCTTCAAAAGGCTGTTGCTGGAACTCGCTCTCAAACTGTTCCGCACTCAGCAGCTCCCGCTGCTCTCGGAAGTAGGCGGTGGTAAAAACCTTTTTGCCCTCCCGCTCGTACTCATAATTGCTCTCGTCCGTCACGAGATCGAGGGCGGGTATCTCAATCGCTCTCCAAGCCCAGCCCTCCCGCTGTGCGTGTTCCTGCACACGACCGATGGGGTCATACAGGGAATAGCGAGTGCCGGTAAAGACCATCGGCGTACCTTCAATGGCACGACCCATAATATCGCCGGAGATCACTTCCCACTTATCATCAAGCCGCTGGCGGTTTTTGGCTTCCTCACGACCTTCCACACAGTCATCGAGGTAGAGGACATTGGTGGCTTCGGACAAGCCCACCTGTCGAGCGTCAATGGAACGACACATGATGGTTGGGAAACGGGACTTGCTTTTCAGATTTATCGTTTTTGAGTCAGCGTTGGTCTGTATCAGCCGTGCGTCCGGGAATACATCGTAGAACAGATACTCGTTAGGGACTGTCAGGTATTCCAGACAACCATTGTAGAAGCTCTTTACAAGGTCATCGCCTGTCCCTTCCATCAGGGTCGAGCGGTCAGGAAACTTGCCAGAGAGCATATTCACAAAATTGATACCCGTTTGAGACTTTCCCGCTCGTTTCGGCATGGAGATCGTCAAAAGACGCAGTTTTCCGTCCAGAACATCTTGAAACCCCTGCACCATCGGTCTGAGATAGTGCTTACGGGGAGCATAGAACCGCTTTTCCGGCTTGCGGTCGAGTTCAATGTAGGTCATGAAGGAGTCAAAATCATGGGGCGCTTCAAAGAGAAGACACCGCCGCCACTGTTCATAGAACTTCGCCCCGCCGCCACGGACTACCTGATCGGCGGAGAGTACCAGCAGTTCCTTGTTTACCTTATGCGCCGCTGAGAAATCCTCGGTTTCCCACTCCCGGCACAGAGAAAAGAGGTCACTGTACGCTCCGCTGTCTCCCGGTCGCCGGTCGATCACGGCTCGAATAGAGCCGGAGAGTTTTTCATAATTCATGTGCATTTCCTTTCCAAATAAAAAGAGGGACTACCTCTTTTGAGATAGCCCCTCGGCTGTCCTTCCGTCTTCACGGAAGTCTTATTTCTGGTCGAGCCGGTTATAAACAACCGTGCGTCCTTCCGACCCCTTCTTGTTTTGCACCCAGACGATCAAATGCACCTGTCCGTCATCGTCCATGTCGATCAGGAATTGACCGTAGGCGTAGTTCTCTGTCTTGTACTGCCTGCCCTCACGCCATTCACCGCAGTAAACAGGCTTGTATTCAATATCCTTGCCGACATACTTTGTAAAGATCGTCTGAATCTGCTCCCATTCGGCGTCCGAAAGCTCGGTAGAGAGTTCTGTTACTGAGGTATCAGGGTTTTCGGAAAGGGTGCTGTCCGTTTCCGGCTCATAGACCGCCGACATGATGCTGAGAAACACGATTACGGCAACGCCCCAAATCCAGCGCCTTTTCTTCTTCGACTTCATATTCACCCAACCTTTCTTGCCCGGTCATACCATGTAGACCGACTAATGCCGAGTTCCCGGCAGCAGTCCGCTACGGTAATAAGACCGTCTTTTTGTTTTTGAGCGAGTTTTTCAAACTGCTCGTTGTCAATTTCTTTTAATTTGCGACCTT